AGGAAGAAACTGTCAATCACAGGTATCAAGGGCATTGACTCAAGCAAAGTGACCTACATCACAGAAGAGGTGGGCTACTGGCGAAAGGCTAATGCTATACACAGATGGTTCGTGGATAACGTACAAGAGGGGAACGATGACTGTAAGGCTTATTATGTAGACACAGACCAGCTCAAAACGTTGCTCAAGCTTGTGAACAGAGTATTGAAAGACCACTCATTGGCAGACGAATTACTGCCGACACAGGGTGGTTTTTTCTTTGGTGAGATACAATATGATGAGTGGTATTTTGAGCGACTGCAGGATACCAAAAAGATGTTGACAGAACTGGTGGCAAGAGTAAGCAAGGAAGATTTCACTGGCGAGATATACTATCAGTCAAGCTGGTAAAGAAAGGTGGTGAGCTAAAATGTTGATATGTATAGTGTGCAAGAAAGTGATTGCAAACGTTGACCCAAGCACTATCAGATATGCTGGTTGTGCAGACTGTAATTTGGAAGATGTGAAGAAAGAGATGGACAAGCTGAAAGGAGAAACAAAATGAAGTACGATGTGTATTGTGAAGGTATCAAGGTAGAGGAAGTGGAATTGAGTGTGGAACTGGCTAACAATATAACACAGGCTCTGGCAAAGGGAACGTCAACTGTCAAATTGATACCTGCGGACACCGAGAAATCACAGACGGGTCAATCGGCTAAGTGTGACGACTGCAATAGGGAAATGCTAACAGCTGATGGTTGTAGTGTGAGCAAAATGAGGTTTACAGACAAGCTATATGACAGAGTAAAGTACGGAGATGACGGCTGGGGAGACGGCAACAGCAGGTGTCACGACTGCGGTTGCAAGATAGGGAATTATCATCACGCAGGGTGCGATGTGGAGAGATGCCCAAAATGTGGGCACCAGTTGATATCGTGCGGTTGCGAATAGACAGGAGGATGTGATGAAGGATACGATAATCAGAATCAAGGAACACAAACTGTCAGACCTTGTACACGATGTGATGGCTTTGTGCGAAGATATGTACGATGAAGAGGATGCAAGAAGTGCTTATTTGAATGCGAAACAAATTGACCGCACGTTAGACAAAATAAAAGAATAGGAGGATGTGATGGGAGGCTTAACAAGCAAAGGTGACTTATATGTAGGACAACCTGTAATAGTATACGGAAAGTATCCTGCAATAGTCACTGCTATTGATGATGGTAGTTTTGAAGTATCTTTCAATCAATCAGAGTCAGAGTGGGTAGATGAGGCAGAAATAACAATAGGGAGGTGATTACAATGGCAGAACTAAAAGGTGAAGCAGGACAGTGTCCCAAATGTGGGGCAGACTTGGACTATGGTGATAGTGACCTACAAGATATGCAAATGGGATATGAATGCTGGTGTAGGGAATGCGACTGGTTTGGGACAGAGTGGCACAGTTTAGTATTTGAATGTTTCACGGATGAAGAATAAGGAGGTGTAAAATGAAATATGATTTGGCACAATTTGGTTTGAACCTAAATGAATCAGAACACAGACAACTGGAAGATGACGTCCAAGATTTGATAAGCAAATATATCGGCAGGGAATTTGTCTGCTCAGACGAGAAGAAGAAACATCAGACTCACTATTTCAAAATCAGAAACAATATTGAGTACTTGATTAGTCAAATCAGAGGAGGCACAAAATGAGCAGATATCTGATGGGTCACGGAACGTGCGAAAACTGTCGCAAGGTAGTGAACTTCTATGCTGATGATGACGGCTGGTGGTATTGTGAGGACTGTGACCATAGACAAACGGAGGGATATAAAGATGGATACAAAGTGTGAACATTGGCACTGGAAACTGGAAACAGTGAGTAAGATAGCCAGACGCAGGAACTTAGTCTCAGCACTTGAACTGAAACAAACTTATGAGAGGGTTAGGGGTAAGTGTGATACGTGTACGCATTTAGAAAGCTGTCAAGGAGGTGAGAAAAAATGGGCTTGAATGAATCTTTCAGAGAGAAACAATATGAGACAGCAGACTATGAAAAGGTGATGAAATGTCCAAACTGTGGTTGGTATCAAGTGGATATCGGAGATGCTATGCCTGACAGGTATGACTGGATACACAAGACCGATGAAGACGGCATTGATTACATAGAGTGCTACTGTGGTTGTAAATTTATCGAAGAATAGGAGGTGCAAAATGAAACAGTTGAAGAGAGTTAAAATGCTTGAAGAGTGGGTATGTACTCTAACACCACTGCAGGTAATTGAGTTAGAGGAAATCATTCAAGGCAAGACGTATAAACGAATAGAGAATGAATTGGGAACTATGTCCACGAGTCAGTGGCGAAATTGCCTATTGCTTTCACTCAATAGGCTTATATTGAACTGGAACTAAAAGGAGGTGTAATATGGATAAGAGTGTAGAAACTATGACGTTGTTTGAAGCATTTTTGGATTACTGCGATGAGGATAACCCAAAGCTTAAAGACGACATCAAGACTTGGTTAGCTGACTACTTTGATATCAGTCATAGAGTGGTCAAAATCTCAGAAGAGGAACTGGAATGGATAAAGAAAAATCTCCGTCCAGTGACACAATTAGAAATATTTGGAAAGGTGGTGATATCAAATGAGTGAAATCTATGGAGGTAAATTACTGAAAGAGATTCACATAGTCTGGGGTGCCGAAGATGTAAAAAGTGTAGCCAAGGGTATGGGATATAAATTAACAAAGGCAGAAATTTCAAACGTACTCTACGAGATGGAACGAAAGCACGATGCTACCATTGGCATAACGTGGGAAACTATCGAGTTTTTCGTTGAGGAAATAGTAAGAGAGAGAAAGAAATAAAATTAAAAAAAGATTAGTAATTTTTTTAGTTTATGTAGTATAATTAGAGTAGGAATAAGAAAGGAGAACTGTTATGGGCGACAGAGCACAGGTTTTGATAAAGGATGAAAACGTTTACCTATATACTCACTGGGGAGGAACGGCATTAGAGAACACAGTCAGAGATGCGTTAGCACTCCGAGAGAGATGGGATGACTCAGAATATTTGGCAAGAATAATATTCTGTCATATGACAGACGGGTCACCAGTTAATGACACCACTGGATTTGGCATAGGTGGATATGAACACGGAGATATACACACGTTGATAACTGTGAATTGTGCAGACCAAGTAGTGACAGTGAGGAAGACCACTCAAACTGTTACATACAGTTTTAGTGAATTCATAGAACAGGAGGTGCCGAGATGACAATCAAGAAGTATGAGTACATCGGCTATATCATCACTGAATATGAACATACAATTACAGTCACTACTCCAGACGGACTTCCTCTCAATGGCGAGATAGGTCAGCTGGAGCAAGCCAAAGATATGATAAGATTTCACTTGATAGAAACTGTCGGAACAGCAAACGCAGAAACTCTGGTAGATAAGGCTGAATTGAAAATCATAGGAGGTGCTCAATGAAACAATATCAGTGTCCTTGTAATACGGCAACTAAATGTAAAATGGATGAACCTTGCCTTGGATGTGAAGAGTATGCTCAATGGTGTCTCCAAGAAGGAATAGAACAAGATGACGGAGGTGAGCTATGACCAAAGTCACAGTGTTCTTAGTCAAAGAGATAGACATTGATTCACGAGATGTCAGAGCCGAGACAGTAAAAGAGGCAAGAGAGAAAGCATACCCACTTTTTGAAAAGATAGACGTCAACGATAGCAACACACGTATGGAAGTGAGGTGTGCAGAATGTAATGAACTGTTTGAAGATGGACAAATAGACTGCTGTGAGGAGGAGGAAGATGGGTAGATATGTACCAGACGTTTTTCGTATGAGAATTAAATTACAAAAAAAGAACAGAAAGTGTAAGCAGTGTGACAAGTTGCTCAGTAGATACAACCCAAATAAGTATTGCTGGGCTTGTAAGGAGATGTTGGACTTAACCGAAATGGGCTTAGAGGAGGTGAGATAGGTGCTATGGATAATGAACGCAGGAATGGAACGGACAGACGAACAGATATCAAGAAAACTCTGGATAGTTTCAGTGATTTGGTAGTGGAAGACATTGACAACATCCTTGCGACCAATGAGGATATTAACAGTGTCTTAAAGACAGGTATAAATATAAACCTTAAAATAGATAGCGAGGGTACAACTATCTGGATAGGGGAACGAAAGGAGGCGAAATAATATGGAAGTTTATGAATTCCCTGTGACGGAACAAGAACTCAAAACTACTGATGGACTATCTGTACCAAACAAGGCAATAGTAAGGACAGATACCAATAGGGTTTTGGGAGTATTAGGCAAGGACTATCGGTTAGTGAGGCACAAAGATGTGTTGAACGATATGGAAAAGGCGATACCTACCGAGATGACCAATAGGAAGATTACGCTTTGCAAATCTGGTGCAGTTATGTTTGCTAAATATGAGACACCACTCATCAAAGCTGTTGAAGTCAGGAAGGGGGACATAGTAAAATTTGGCATAGAAGTTTTCAATAGCTACGATGGTACATTACCGATAGGGTTTATGTTCGTGGCAATGAGACTGGTGTGTACTAATGGTATGACTATCCCTAAGAGCATAGCAAGGATATGCGTGAGACATATCGGCAACATAGACCTCATCAATGCGAAGAGGGAGTTTAATAACCGACTGCCGTTGTATATGAAGACTTCCGATAGGTGGCAAGAGTGGGCAGAGACAACTCCGTCAGACTCCAACGTAGATGACTTCTTCAACCAGACGATGGGTAAGAGAACCAAAGACATATTTGAAACAGAATACAAGGCGACCAGCGATAAAAGTCTTTGGGGATTATTCAATGTCTTGACGTACCATAACACGCACAATATCCGAATGAAAAAGAATAACACGGAGAACAAAAGGCTTAGTCAAGTCAATTTTGAACGGAGTGTCTTAGATAAATTTTACGACTTTGACTGGAAAAAAGATTAGAAGTTTTTTTAGAACTCGTAGTATAATAGAGAGGAGAAAGATAATGGCAAGACCGAGAAAGAAAGAGTATATTGATATAATCCTTGACGAGGGTAAGGATTATAAGGAATTAAAAAAGGGAAACTCCGTCAGGAAACGAAGAAACGGATTGCTCTTTTGTATCCGTTTAGGTAGCAAAGGCGAAACACCGAGAATGATAAAGCTACGCAAGAAAATGAAACGACTGAAGAGTCAATATAAGAGTGAGAAAAAGAGAATGTTGGCAGGAGTTTAAAATGGGATTTGGAGACTGGCTATTACAACCTGTGATTGATATTTATCAAGGCATAAAAAATGCCCCTCCTCTCCGACCTAAGTTGACCACGGCAAGAGGGAAAGTCAAGGTATTCCGACCTGAGACTTTTGACGAATACATAGGACAAGAGAAAGCGAAGGATATACTAAAATCCTATATCCGAGCAGTCAAAGAACGCAACAAGACTTTCCCTCATATTTTGATACACGGCAAAGCTGGATGTGGCAAGACCACTCTGGCGAAGATAATAGCTAACGAACTGGGTGAGGAATTTGTAGAAACGATATCGTCAGAGATTTCTTCCTCCTACGACCTTGAATGGAAGATAGATGAAGTGGGGGAAGACGGCATTATATTTTTAGACGAGATACATTCTCTCAGTAGAGATACCTGCGAGAGTATGTACAGTATGATGGAAGACTTTACTTTGGACGGAGAGTCAATAGAACCATTTACTTTGATAGGAGCAACTACAGAACTCGGTGAGATACTGAAAGACCGAAGACCATTCTACGATAGGTTCAAGATTATAATAGAGTTGGAAGACTACACAGAACTACAATTGTCTGCTATTGCTTACCAATTCAAACAAAACTCCTTTCCTGACGATGAAATAGCGAACTATATATATGACGAGATAGGTAAAAACTGTAGAGGAACGCCAAGAACAGCTATCAGATTACTTGAGGCTACAATATATTTGAACGGAGATATCAACAGAGTGTTAAAGAACTTCAGTATTCTCAAAGACGGATACACCGAGAAAGATTTGAAGATACTGAAATATATTGCGAAGAGTAAAGGTGGGGTAGGATTACAGGGGTTGTCTGCTTATTTGGGAACGTCAGCTGAGAACTATACCTACGAGATAGAACCATATTTACTGAAGCAAGGACTGATAATCCGTACACCACGAGGAAGAAAAATTGCAGAGGACGGACTTTCTAAAATTGAGGAACTGGACAATGAAAAACAAAACTGTTAAGCTTGTTCAGAAAGAACTTTCCTGCTCCGTCTGTGGAACTATAATGCCGATACAAAGACGGAGAGGACATAACCGAGAACAAGGACACACCAAGCATCTATGGTGTTATAAGTGTGAAGCACGAACTGCTCACAAGGAGATGTAATGACCAAGAACGATATGAAAGCAAATCAATTGATAGGAAACCTATTTACTTTATTGGCATTAGGTATGATGATAGGTGGACTGGTAGCAAAGTGGCAGTCTCCCAAAGTCTGTTTCTTTGCAGGCTTGTTAATCCTAATAGGTAGTGTAATAATAAGCGAGGTGTAAAATGATTTTCGGAACTACATTTTGTAAAGAATGTGGAGCAGAAATGCAAGAGGGCGAGATATGTGATAGAACGGAGTGGGTATTTATCACATATTACTGTCCTGACTGCGAGAGAACTGTCAAAGCACAAATAGAGAAACCAAAGAGAACTGTATGATTGACCAATTCAAAAACCATCTGATAGCTAACGACTACAGTGGTACATATTACTACAATATCAAACCTTTCTTTAAGTTTTGTACAGAACAAGGGATTGATTACTTCAAGATAACTTATAACGATATCAATAAGTATGTAATCTCCTGCAAAGATAAAGGACACGGCAAAGGCTTTATAAATAATCTGCTAAAAGCTATGCGATGTTTCTATAAGTTTTTAGTACTTACTCACCAAGCCGACCAAGGCATTCTGGATATAGCTAGAAGTTTTAAACTCCTGCAAGAAGACCACAAGATTCACGATTTCCTAACCAAAAAAGAACTGGATAAGCTAATCAGCGAAGGTATGACCTATGGAGTAAAGCGAATGTCTCCGATAAAGCTGAAGGCTTTGTTGTACTTTCTGTTCTATACAGGCTTACGCAAAGGAGAACTCTTGAACCTAAAACGTATAGATATAGATTTGAAGAAGCACCAAGCGATAGTGCGTACACCAACCAAGAACAAGAGGGAACGCATAGTCATATACACTCGGAAAGTTTCGGCTCTGATGAGAACTTATTTCAAGCTGGAAGCAGAGGAGAATAATGCGTTCAATATGACGACCAATAAAATTCAAGACCTGATTCAAGATTTGAGCCAATATATGCCTGCTGGAAAACGTCTCACAGTGCATACATTCCGTCATAGTTTTGCTAACCTATTGGCATCTAACGAGATAAGTATAAGAGTAGCTCAAAAACTATTGGGACACCAAAACCTCAATAGTACTATGATATATTACGACCCTGACATCACTATGGTACAAGACCTTTATAACAAACGACTGGAAACCAAGAAAGGAGGGCAGTAAATAAGACAAGGCTAACTATTAACGGATGGAAGGGGAGGTCATGCCGTGGCAAGACGAGGATATAAGAGTCTTAGCCAACTTTGTTGAAAGGTGGGCGAAAGAGAGGAACATAACGTTTATAAGGATAACAATCAATATCCGTGAAGACGTTAAGCATATTGACATTAACCAAGGCTATATAAGGAGAGAGATTTTTAAAGATTTAGATACCGATTAGACGCTGGGTGAATGACACAGGCGTTGTTTGGAAGTTAAAGGGTAGCAGAGACTACCTACTTTTGAGCAACGCTTTTTTTATTAGAGAGGGGTATCTAAATGGATTACCTACAAATTTATAAGAAAGTGGAACCAAAAGTACGAATATACTTCAGCCAGTTCGAAGATTACTATCGTGCTAATGCTCTTGATTATAAAGATTTAAGACAAGAAGTTATGTTAATGATTTGGAAACTGATAGAGGATAATCCTGATAAGAACGAATTAGATATGATAAAGTTTGCTACAAAAGCGACCAGAAACCTGTTGCTTAATCTTAAACGCAAGTCCGTGAAGCATTTGAACAAAATTCCTATTGATGAAGTGTATGAAGGTAATCAGAGTTTTACTATCTACAATAATCCTACTGTTGTATTAGATATGCTAAGGAATAGAATATCCGACAAAGAGTATGCTGTTTTGAGCGGGATACTTTTGGAAGGAAAAACTCAAAATGAGATAGCTAAAAGTATAGGGCTTTCAAAAGCCAGAGTCGGACAGATTTATGCACGACTGCTAAAAAAAGTAGAAAAATTTATAAAAAAGTCCTTTACTTTATAGGGTCAAAAAGGTAGATATATAATGGTGGTCATCCGTTGGTACAATATATGTTATAAAGAAATACACAACGAAGTTCATTATCATATTATTACATAACGTATTAACATTGATAATGGATAATATATAGATGTAATATGTTATAACGAATTAACGTTATAACGAAATATGGGAGGCAGGGAATGAGCAAAATGAAGGTAAGGAAGCAAAAACTGACCAATTTGTTCAATTTGATAGCAATGAAAGGAGCAATAGAAAATAAAGAAGCTCTTCTGTCAGTCAGTAAAACTGAAATAATTACCAGAGTAGTTTCAGAGAACAATATCGTAGCTTGTAGAGCAGTACTGAAGGGCGAATTTGACGATTGGGGGGAAGTAGGGATAGACGATTTGATATTACTGAAGAACTTTATCAACTCGTTGAACGTAGAGGAAGTCGATATGGAAAAGCTGGAGAACAAGATAAATATCAAATCTGATAAAATTAAATTCTCTTGCGTTCTCCGTAATCCCAAGTACATAGTCAACACGTTTCCAGAGGACAAATATACGACTTGGAAAGAAAAGAGTACTGGGAACGAATTTGTTGTATCCCAGAAAACCGTGAAGGAGATAATACAACATTTCAACACAATCTCACCAAATGAGCTGACACTCAACGGCTCAGAAAAAACAATCAAACTAAAATTAGAGAATAACCAGAACGAACTCGTAGTAGACATTAGCATAGACCAAGAAGTGAAACCATTCAAGGTAAAACTCGCTCCGTTGTTCATAGATTTCTTGTCTACTGTAGAGGGAGATTTGACCGTGTCTGTAAAAGATGAAGGGTCTCCAGTATATGCTAAGGTCAAACACGAAGACTGTGAGGTGGAGTATATAATAGCTCCACTCAATTAGGAGGAGCAATGACACCAATAACACCCTATGAAATAATAGCACTCGGTGGGTGTTTAATATTTGGATTTATCATCGGAGTACTAATAGGGAGGTGGAGTAAAGGGGATTGAAATGAACAAAAAGTGCAAACATTGCGAACACTTAGAATTTATGAAGGGAGATAAATATTCAATAGCTTATTATTGTCACAAATACAAAGAATTCTTACCTATATATGATAATGCTATATTAAGCAAGATAAAAGTTAGAAGGTTAAAGAAGTGTAAGGAGGATTAATATGACAGAGCTACAAGACCTGATATTCATAGAGAAATATCGTCCAGATAAATTTGAAGATTTGATTTTAGCGAATAAGTCGTTGATAGTAAAGTACTTAGATAAACCAAAGACTATGCCTTCCTTTATATTCTATTCAGCACGACCTGGCACTGGCAAGACTTCTACTGCTAAGATAATTATCAAAGCTCTGGGCTGTGACGCATTATTGATTAACTCTTCTGATGAAAGGGGGATAGATACGATACGAGACAAGATAAAGCTGTTCTCTCGGTCTTTGTCAACCGATACCAATATCAAACGTTGCATCTTCCTTGATGAGGCAGACGGACTGACTAAACAAGCTCAAGATAGTTTAAGGAACTTAATGGAAGCTTACTCCGATAACTGTTTCTTTATCTTCAGTTGTAACGATATCAATAAGATTATAGAACCATTACGGAGTAGGTGTAACGAAATAAACTTTGAGCATCCGAACAAAGCAGACATAGTCGCAAGGCTTTGTCAGATAATAGATAACGAGAAATTAGAGGTAGAGGATTTAGAAGTGGAGAAGTTAGTAGACACGTTCTACCCAGATATCCGAAGTATGATAGTTAGACTACAACAGTACTCCATAGACAAGACTCCTCTTAGCTTTGCGGAACAAGAGTTTGAAGAGTTTCTAACTTTAATGAAGAAGCACGATGTAAAAGCTGTCTATGAGAAGGTATATTCAGGAACATTTCCTGTTATGGAGTTCAACAAGTGGATGTTTGAGAGAGTCTTTGCTAACTACGACAAAATAGGACTGGAAGAGGCTTCCAGAATAGTATTGAGATTGGCTGATACCGAGAAGTACTGGAATATGGGAGCAAATTTAGAAATAATTTTCATAGCTAACACTTTGGAAATTATGAAGGGACTAAAATGAACAAAATAATTATAGTAGTGGCTCATTTTGTAGCTGTAGTTTTGGTAGGTTGGATTTGCGGTTTGTTAGGAAGCTGGGCAGGAGCAGACGGAACAGATAAAAACTGGAGACGAATTTTGATTCCTGCAATATTGGCAGTGTTAGCGATAGTCTACGCAGGGTGGTGGGCTGTGACTGTAGGGCTTATAGGTTTTGTATTTGCAATAGGTTATGGAATTCCTGACGAGAATGACCCAGAAGGAAGCACACTAGGGGGGTTTGTCTACCGACATATAGCAAATCAAGATATGTTTGCGTCTAATTTGATAACGAGAGGTATTATCGGTTTACTGGCAGGAGTAAGCTTACTTTCTATACCTCTTCTCACGGGAAGTTGGATATTCTACACAGCTGAATGTCTTTTGATAATCGCTACTTATGTCATGTTCGGTGCGATAGTACACAATGAAGGTACGTTTGAGTTCAAAGGCAAAGAGCTACTTTGGGAAGAATATATGATATACTTTTGGGTAGGGTTTATATCAGCAAGTCTTATCTTTTTCAGCTAATATATGGAGAATATATGAATTTTTTCGACATTATAAAGACGATATATCAAAAAGACAGGCGAATATATGACCATACTATGCAACTGAACATCACTTTAAATAAATGGCTGGGTTTCGACCCACATAATATCGCTATCATTAAAAACCTCATGCCGTATATGTTCTATATAGAAACTAAACACTATTACTATCTTCTTTATTTCGGCATACCCAAGAGGATGAAAGTACCTTTCTTCAAGAAGATACCGAAAGAGAAAGAGAAGGAGAGCAAGCTATTTGAGAAGTTGCGATACGTTTTAGGCTGGAGTAAGAGGGAATTAGAGTTTCAACGTCCAATATTGGATGCTCTAATTTCGTCCAATGAAAAATATTGGAAAAAAGAATTGGGGGTAAAATGAGTCTTGATAACTTTTTGACTGACGAGCAGAAACTCGGAGATAACTACGAGAAGTTTTTGAAACTGAAGGCACAGTTTGAGAAAGAGGGAATCCCAGAGAATATAGCTACTTATAAGGCTTCTGCAGTACTCACTCCTAACACCTTGGAGAAGATAAAGCTGGCAGTAAAGAACGAAGAAGGGCTTAGATATGGGGTTACTTTTTTCTTTGATGATGAGGAAGACCTGAAGTTATTAGGAAAGTATTTCTATTATAACCCTCATATTAAACAAGTTAAAGATGGCAAGTTATTAATAGAACTGCTCAAACTGATGGAGAAATAGATGAAAATAGAACACATTTGGGTAAGAGAGGATAACGAAATTATCTTCTTTTTCTGGTTGGAGTGTTGGGAAGACTTGGCGGTGTACGGGAATCCAAAAGAATATTTTAAAGGAAAAGGAAAATGAAAATATCTGACGTAATTAAAGGAGTGATAAAAGATTTCTCTGGGCAAGGTTCACCAGGAGTGATGCCTCTGAATTATAAGGAAGCTCTTGAAGAGATGACAAAAATAGTTGAACAATATAAAAAAGGAGCATATAAGAAAGGTTATCACGATGCTCTTAATGGTAGACCTTACAAAATATAGGAGGAGAGATGAATAATTTATGGGAAGGAATCGGAATAGCTCTCACAATATTAGCTCTGGCATTTTTTATGAGAAGTTGCGTAGCTGGAATCGAAGAAAGACCTTTGTTTGGGAAGGATGGAGCAATCATTAACGCAGGGGAGGTGGCTAAATGAGAGAAATAATATGCACCAATGCGATACGTTGGCTAGAGGAACAACCAGATAACAGTTTGCCTTCCGCAGTTACAGGCATACCTGATACGCACACGATACAAAAAGATATGACTACAGCAGAGTATATGCAATTTATCCGAATTGCTTCTAGTCTTATTATGAAAAAAGTAAGACCCGACCAATACTGTATCTTTATACTGACCGACAGAAAAGGAGACGGAATCTGGATAGATAAAGGACATCAGATTATTGATATGGCTTTAAGTCTTGATATGAAACAGTTATGGCATAAAATAATAGTCAACAAACAGTCCGTGAATTTTATTATGGCAAGCTATTCTCATTTCTTATGTTTTTCTAAGGCAGGAACTCCTGGCAAACCTACTCCTGACGTAATGGAGAGGGGAGATATCGTATATAGATATGCGACAGGACAAATTCCTACAAGAATAGCTATTGAATTTTTAGCGGGAAAAACTGATACAGTTCTAGACCCGTTTGTTGGACAAGGAACTGTAGTAGCTATGGCTAACGCTTACGGCATGAAAGGGATAGGTATAGATATAGACCCTGAACAATGCGAGAAAGCAAAATTACTGAAACTGGAGAAACCGATATGAAAAGTTACGGAAGTCCCAGAATAAGTAGCGAATTTAAGGATTGTAGTTTACCTCTAACCTTTGACCAGTACAGTAGATGCACGTTTGGTTGTCAATATTGTTTCGGTGTCCAGTTTAAGAAATGTAATCCTGCTGTAATTAAGTCCCCCGATTTGGGAGCAGTAAATGCTAAGTTTCTTAACGGAGTACTTAGAGGAGATAAACCAGACAACCCCTATTACAAGAACTTCTATAAGAATAGATTTGTTTTTCACTGGGGCGGACTAACCGAACCATTTTGTCATTTAGAAAAGAAGCTAGGTGTTGGATTAGAGGTAATGAAAACCTTGGCGGACTTGAAATATCCGACTCTCTTTTCTACCAAAGGAGTTTCTATGTTCCTTGATATGAAGGAATATAGAGACATGTTTGAGAAATGTAGGGAAAAGAAGACATTGGCTTTCCAGATATCTATCATAGTTTATGATGACCAGAAATCTCTGGAGATAGAACCGAATACTCCTAAAACTTCAGAACGATTAAAGGCGATGAAGACCTTATCAGATATGGGCTTTTACACTATCCTCAGATTGAGACCCTTTATTATAGGGCTTACAGACGTAGGCTTAGAACAGCTACTTATAGAATCAAAAAACGCTGGAGCGAAGGCTGTTTCTATGGAGTTTTTTGCTTTAGACGAGAGGGTAGTGCCTCAACTGACGAACCGCTTAAAAACGATAAGTGAGTTGACTAATTTGGACATACAACCTTTCTATAAGAAGCTTTCCCCTAATGAAAGAGGAACGTATATGCGGTTGAGCCGAGACGTTAAGGAACATTTTATGAAAAGACTATATGTTAAGTGTAGAGAGCTAGGTTTGGTCATCAGTATATCCGACCCAGATTTTAAGGAACTAAATGATACAGGCTGTTGTTGCGGTTTACCAGAAGAATATCCCGCTAACCCAGAATTCACAAATTGGAGCAAAGGACAGCTAACGCACCATTTGAAAGAACTGCGAAAGAGATATTGGAATTCTAATGGAGACGACAAACTCCTGTATTTTGAGGATGTTAGAGCTGACGTTGCTAATAAGTGGATGGACGAATACGAATATTCTAGCGACAGTATCAAGTTTTGGCAAGCCGATTATAGCCGACTGAATACTGGTCATATCAGAGAATTTATCACTTCTTGGAACAGTCTCCGCAGTCCCGATAACCCGTATAATTACTTCCATGGCAAACTCAAGCCTGTAGACGTGAAGAACAACAAAATAGTCTTTGAATATGTACCAAGCCCGTATGAATATCGCTGGAGAAAGGAAGGCATATTGTGAGAACAATACAAGGGTGTATAGAATATAACACTCCTAATGACATGTACTTAGGAGTTTTGCAGGACTTTCTGGATAATGCGAAGGCAATATCTCGTAAAGGCAGATTATATCTGAGCTTCAAGCCTTACGTGTTCAGAGTTAAGAACTGCAGTGATACTATGATTACCTTACCTGGCTCAAACTATCACGACCCGATTCCTTGGTTTTTCTGCGAGTTATTTGATTGGTTACATGGAGCAAGAGTAGCTGGCGGTAGGTCTGTAAGGTTTGATAAACACAGAAGAACAGTATATCCCAGAGCTAATGGGGAAGACGACTGGTCATATAAAACTGCTTTTGGAGCTACTGGTCAAGGTCAATTAGGTTGGGCTATGCGACATTTGAAACAGGACAGCACTTCTCGTAGGTGCGTAATATCTCCTTGGCAATGGGAACGAGATTTGGTACGATTTACAGCACGAATGGAAGAAGGACTCAATAGAGGCGAAGAATATCAGAGATTACCTTGTATTGTGGGAATCCAATATTCAGCAGACGATACTCTGGAAGAAGGTAAAAAAGGTTTGAATACTATGATGATGCAAAGGGCTTTAGACTTCACTGGAGCTGTCCATACTGACTTTTTCAGGGTAGCAGAATCAGCACATTGGCTCGCAACCCACAGTTACACTGGAGGTTACGCTGGACACTTCACTTGTTTGGCTAACACTTGCGTAATAGAAAGCTATGGGGCACAAAGATTTAACGAATTTAAAAAGCTTATGGAATGGTGGAACAGTGATGAGCTTTCTAGGTCTATACTAAAGTATTATATTAAGACTAACCAGAGCCTCGACTCCCCCCAAACTGAGGGAGCACCTTCTCGTAAGGCTTACGAATGGTACGATACCCAGTGGAAAAATACTGAGCTGTGCATAAATAATGCAATCAAAAACCAGTGGAGACTCTTCTCAGAGCGGTTAGCCCAAGTAGAGTATCGTTACAACAGAGATTTCGCAAATCTGATGGCGTTATTCGAGTTCTTGCTGCTGGAAGAATTAGCTCCAGAGATTATTAAATACCACTGGGATGCTGAGCAGTGTGCTGAAGCGAGGAATCTTGAGCAAACGTTGGGTGAATATCCTCCGTTCTATTTCCTCAAACAGATACAAAATTGGATGCAATATTATGCAGGAGCAGAACTTACGAGAATATTTGTCAAACGAAGAGATTGGCACAAGCTGGAAGAATTGTTCAATTTGACTGAAAATACCAAAAAACTGCAGAATTATATGCTTATGGACGCCAGCCGACTGCTTTCAAAGAAAGAAATGAGACAGATGAAGGGTATGAAACCTTTCCAAAGTTTTTATGTGATTTGGGAACAGATTTTCGATGCTGACAAAGTGACTAAAGGAGGATTAGTATGAAAATTGTAATCGTAATAGGTCAAAGTGCTTCTGGTAAGTCTACTTATGTTAAACAATATTACTTCAAGGAAGGTTCAAGATTGGAGTATGAACCTATTAAACACACGATATGTGGAGCTATTTGTCTTTTAGGAGATTATTTAGAAGACAGAAGGTGCGTAGGTACTGATACTCTATCTTACAGTATCATAGATACTCTCATACAATTCGTTAAAGACAGTAAAGACAGGTTTGAATTTATAGTAGCTGAAGGAGATAGAATTAACAACAAGAAATTCTTTGATGCGGTCAAAGAAATGGACGTACCTGTAGAGGTTTATGTTTTCAGTTGTTCCCTAAATGAGAGCATGCAGAGGTTGCGTGACCAAGAGTCTACGATAGGTGAAACTTTCGTGAAAACTACCAAGAGTAAGGCTTCTAATATGAAGCAATATGCTAAAAGATTGGGCTTTACCGTGCACGAAATCAACACAGGAAAAGAGGAATCCAGCCTCTTAAATTTTTAAAAAAAGTACTTTACTTTCAGACCCCAAAAGGGTAGATATATAACAGGGGAGTAGTAAATGGACAAGTTTAATGAGCTAGTTGAAGACCAATTTCAATATGGCGGTAAGAAATACGCTCATGATGAAGCAAGAGAATCTACTGATATTTTGTTTGAAAAATACGGCAAGAATTGGTTACTGGGAACAATAGATAAATACACTTTTCGGTTTGGTAATCTTCATAGAGAACGAGATGTTTTAAAGATAGCTTGTTACATGTATATCCTCTGGCTCAAAAGAGGATTCCACGTAATGCGAGGGGGCATCAACGACCCTCCAATAGATACGACAGTTGAGATGAAAGCGAAATATTTCCCAATCTTTTTGGAAAGATTTCAAGAGCACAAGGAAGCTATGACAGAGGTAGTTGAGGCAGTAATACCTTTAGCCGATGTATCAGATACCTTGGGAGCTATGAGCGAATGCAAATGGTCAGATATTCCAGAATACTATTTATTTGATATCTATTATTGGTCTTGGTTAGAATGGAATAATTTCTTTAAGGAGACCGAAATACACGATACGGATACTAACAATGAGCAACGAAAGTAACGAAGAAGACAAAGAGACGTTAGGATATTGTAGTTACTGCAAGACTCATGTTTACAGTGACGAGGAGTATGTAAAGAAGAACGGGGCTGTCCTTCACTTGGAGTGTTGGAAGCAGAGACATAACGTAGAAGAAGAATTAAATTTTGATGAATAAAATTGTATTTTTGGATTGGGGAGTTTTCGTTCATAGAGCTATATTCTCTTGGCGAAATAATCGAGCAGTTCCACCTACCTACACAGCTCAGTCCATGATAATTGCTTGTCTGAAGAGAATAGAGTTGACCCCCGAAGACTTGATAGTAATAGCTGTCGATAGTCCTAAAGGAAGTTGGCGAAGAGATGTTGATAGAAAATATAAAGCTGACCGCAAAGAAAAGAGAGAGTCGTTTGAAGATATCAACTGGTCACAACAGTTTTATTATTTTGATAGACTGTTAAACAACCTAGAGCAATCTACTCCTTTTCATGCAATAGAAATAGATAAACTTGAAGCAGATGATATAATAGGATATGGCGTGAGATATTACAAAGATAACGAATGTGTTATAATATCCAGTGATAGTGATTATGAACAGCTGGCTGTCTATGAGAACGTTAAACTGTTCTCTCCTTTGACTAAGAAATATAAAATCATTAAGAATCCTCAAAGGATACTAGCTTCTAAGATTAATCGTGAAGCTGGAGATAATTTAGTCACACCAATACTTAACAAACAAGACTACGAAAAGAGACGCAAAATAGTTTGCCTTACGGAACTACCTCCCGAAGTGGAGAGTAAGGTCAAAGAACGTCTATCTAATATTAATTGTAATAAAGAGTATAGCTTAGAGCGATTGCGTTCCAAGAATATCCGAGCAAGATTTATGGACATATACAATAATGATAAAGTAATAACGGAAGCAGATACTCTAAAAAGTATAAAGAAAAAGAAGGCTAAGAGCAAAGCTAAAAAACATGCTCAAACAAAATTATTATGAAAGGAGGAAAGTCAATGACTATTAATGAACTTCTAGTTATGATGAAAGCTGTAAGGGAAAGATTAAATGGTTTGAAGTCTCTCCGCACTCAAGTCTCTGTCGAGGAAAGAACAATCTTCGGCACGGCTGACAGGGAGAAGATTACAACTCCAAAGTACGACCCTAAAGTTGTCGATACAAAGATTACCCAGCTGGAAATCTGGTTATACAAGGCTGATGCTGCGGTTAAGCAATCAAATGCGAAGACCGAAGTTGAGGTTACTGGTAACTTAGATGAACTCTTAGCTCCTTTGTCATAGGTTTCTCTAGTCACCCAGAAGTGAAAGCAGTTGGCGTTCTTAGGTGATTTATATATAACGGATGCGGATACCCAATCTGCGTAGCGGGGAGGGGAAAAGGAGAGACAATAGACCGCTTAGATTTTCTAAGCTCAGACAATTACTTAATTGATAGCGGGTGTTGAAAGGCGAATTAAAACCTACAAAAAACAAGATTGTTGTGTATTGTATGTTGATGCCTGTAAATTCCCACATGGCAGTAAATGCCTTGTAGTTAATTGTTGCCTTGTCTATTTCTTTCTCTTCCGTATCCATCCAAAAAGTGAGGTAAGATATGAATGATATCTACTGTACCAATTGTAAATATTATCATCGTAAGTACTATCCCAAATGGGGAGGTAGTACACCAGAGTTGTGTTTCATAAAACCTGTAATATGGAGAACTCATAAAGCACCAGAAGAGTTTATCAGATGGGAGTCTCCTGCAGAGAGAAACAAAGATAATAACTGCGAGCTGTTTGAAGAGAAACCTGCCCCCACAAAACTATCTGATAATGTCTGGGTTTGGGTGATTGGTTGTTTTTTTCTGTGGGCATTGGCTTTTATATTGGGTAAACTTACTGGCAAATTGTTAATGTAGGAGGTAAAGTATGAAAGATTTCAGTAAGCAATTGGAAAAGGAACTGATAGAGTTACTTCAAAAAAGCAAGGTCGGAATAATAAAGGGCATAGGGAAAGCACAAGAAGTAGCTCCAGAGTTAATCGCAGATATCTTTAGGTGGGAAGTGATAAAGAGGTCTATGTGGGTATTTGGTCATATGCTTGGCTTAGGTACTGCGATATTAGTTTTTGCTAAAATTGGGATTTGGGTATCTGGGCTGGAAGAACAATACACCAGAGATACTATCGTTTGTATAGTTCGAGTCCTGTCTGGGGTAGGAATTGTAGCTTTCTTTTTCGGGCTAGTAGATGCAATTTGGTGGTTGTTAAAACCTTTACTTTGCCCGAAATTATTTTTGCTAGAATATATCTCTAACAAAAGTTGGAGAGATTAAGAAAGGAGGAGAAATGAAGAAAATTATTTTTGGTTGTTTGATAGTTGCTTTCATAGTAGTAGGATGTGCAAGAAGCGAGAAAGTAGATACTGAAGCAAACGCAAGAGAAGCTTTGAAAGCAGCAGAAATTGAATACGGAGTAGAAACACCAGATTAGGTTGTAGTAAACGAAACAAAACTAAGAGGAGAAGAGAGAAATGGAATTAAAAGTAAAAATGAAGCTCAACTCCATGACGGAGATTGAAGCTGTGTTTGACGGTGCTGATTTGCAGGACGTAGTGAGGAACGCAGGAGTGTTCCTTAGTTTTGATGGGAAGTGCGGGATGTGCGACAAGGCTGATGTAACACTACAAACTAGGATTACCAAAGAAAAGGGTTACAAGTATACCGAGTTTGTTTGTAGGGACTGCGGAGCAACGAGGCAGTTCGGTAAGTATCAAGATGGTTCAGGTTTCTTCTTGAAAGACTGGGAAGAAAAATGGGAAGGAGACAAGGATAAAAAGGAATAGAGGTACGATATGAAATTACTCAAGAAGAATCCAAATGGTAAGATGCTCAATATCGGTGAAGATGAGAAGACCTCTAGCTGGTACAAAATAACTGATGATAAGTTGCAAGCTATTGCTGATAAGCTGAATAAAGGAGATGATATTTCCTTTAAGTTTGAGACTAGAGGGGGGAGAAGGATAATCACGTTCTTGGCTGGGGGAGAAGTAGAAGTACCTAAAGACCCACCACCCAAAACAGAACCTGCTACACCTGAACCTGAAAAGACAGATGCTCCTCCTGTTAAAACTGAACAACACGATAAGTTGGTAGTACATAAAAAAGCTTGTGACGATACGGAAGTAGAACACACTTGTATGCAGGCTACGGGTAGAATAATGATATCTATGCAAGGCAGAGTAGATGAGAAGAATGTTTACGAGTTGTCACAAAAAATATACGAGCATTTAATTACCTTAATGAAATGAGACAGATTTACGAGAAATCTTTAGACTATTTGTCGGGACGGATAAAGGACTTTAAGACCTCTAAGCGAGGTAAACTTATGTTCTTTATCTGTCCTTTTTGTTTAAAGTACAACTGTAACTTTATCCCTTATTCTTTCGAAGCTTACTGTGAAGATTGTAGAAAGTCTGTAGGAACAGTAGTGGAGTGGGTAAAACATCTTGAAGAGGATAAGAAAGAGTGGTCGGATAATCAAGTTCTTCAGTATCTTGCAGATATGTTTAAGATTCAGTATCAAAACGAGAATGAACGGGCTGATATTTTAGCTTACTACAAACAACAAGGCTTCGATTTAGTCCCTATTCAACGAGATGGGAAGATACCTATGGAGAAGGAGTGGACTGTTAAGAGTCATAAAGACGTTAGCGAATGGCAAGACTGGTTAGATACTGGTATGAACGTAGGGGTTAAAACTGGAAGATGTAGTAATATCACTATAATAGATTTGGATACTAAAGACGTGCCTGAAGTTCTAAAAGACTATAAAGGTACTCTACAAGAAAGTACTAAAGGATATCATTATTTCTTCCAGTACGAGAAGGAGTTGCCTAAAACGAGGATTGACGAACTCAAGATAGATATTGAGAACGATGGCGGTCAGGTTGTAGTTAGTCCTTC